AACCATCTGGCCGCTTGTTTGCAATATCGACCCAATTTTGTTTGACCCATTCTCTAAGTCCTCCACCTTTCGAGTAGTAAGTTCTCATTACGAATTCTTTCCGTAAGCTCTGCCTTTACCTTTCATCGCTAACTTACAACCTTTAGATCCAGATTTTAAACCTACTCTACCACCTGTTTTTAAACCACCTGCTATAGATTTATAACCTGACACTCCTTTTTTAATTCCAGATTTTTTCATTAAACTATCTAATTGTTTTTTATTCATTGTTTTTATTAAATCAAAAGTACCTAATCTGGTTGCATTTTTAACAATCGCATCCGCATCTGCTTTAGCTAATGATTTTATTTTTGAATCGGGTATTCCAGCCATTATACTTGTCCCCCTTTTAGATATTTCATTCTAGTCATATCTATCATTCCACCACCCATAGCTTTTTTACGGCTACCTTTTTTACCACCTGGTGTAATTTTACCTGAACACACTCCAGATGCATACATGTTAGCATATGCTGAAGGATATACTTTAAATTTTCTCTTCGCTGCTGCTTTTCCTTTTGGACAAAGTTTAGCCATTATATTACCTTCTTTTTAGTTTTCTTTTTAGCTGCTGCTATAAATTTTGCTTTTGGATCTGCAGCTGTTACATTTTTGTTTTTATCTAATCCATAAATAACACTTTGCATTCCTAAACTTTTAGAACCAAATGTTTTTTTAATTTTATCTACGTTTGATTTTTTCTTCGTCAAACCAGTTCCACGTTTTAAACCAATTCTGCCACCGTCCTTTTTTTCAGTAACTTTATCGATCATACTTTTTAATACTTTAGTATTTTCTCCCTGTATTCTTTTGTAAGCTTCTTTATTTGATTCTGATTTTTTTGTACTTTTTTTAAAAGTAAAGGGTTTACCCGTTTTCATTTCAAAAATAGTTTGATCTAATTTTGCTTGACCGCTTTTTAATTTTTGATTGCCAATTTTTAAATCTCTTATTTTTTTTTGTATTACTGTTGTAGGTACGTTTGTTGGAACTTTATTAATAGCTCCTCCAGGTGTTATACTTTTTTTTCCACCTGTAATAAGATTTTTTATAGCTTTTCCACCTGCAATGAAAGCTTCAATTTTTTTACGCATTATTTTTTTCCTCCGCCGTTTCTAAATATTTGTGTACCCTTTATACCATAAATGCTCGCCACGACAAGGATCCAAAGATTTGTGAACCATGACGGGAGCTGCGAAAACATCTCGAAGAACAATTTTACTTTGTCCATCGCTCCCGGATCATCCGATACGACTGCCCAGGCCAAAATTACCACGGGCAAACTTAAAATTATCAAAACTGCCTCGTCCTTCCAATCTGATTGACGGGCTTCTAAAAGTTTTCCTTGGTAAGCTTCTTTACCTTCGGCCATACGAGATGCGTGCATAAGCTGTGCATCTGACATAGCCATTTTCGTTCTCTGCTTGTTAGCGTAAATCTTACTTCCAGCAGAAACGGCTAATTTTATTGCCGATAACCACATAATTAGTAAGCCTTAGATTTTCTTTTCTTTTCTGCTAACACTGCACCTTGACCTTGTACTTCTTCTTCAGGTCCACCAGTGCCAATATAGTTAAAAGCTTTGTCAGCAGTTGTTTTTGATCTAGGATCAATCTCAACTTGTTGTTCTGCAACTTTAACTTCTTGTATTTTGTCTAGTTTTTGCATTTTTTGCTCCTTTTATTAATTATCCTCTACCATAACTTGCGCTTGTTGTACACCAGACTTTGCAAGACTGACTCCAGCACGTAATTTTGCTAAATCTTCGTTTTGTTCCATCTTATCTTCTGCAATTTCTTGTGCTTGCATTAATTTTGCTCTGTTTAGGTCTTGTGTTGCCTCGTCATTCATCTTTTTACGTTCATTTTCCATAGCACGTAGGTCAACCTCACGTGATTTTAACTTTAAAAGAGGGTCAGAATCAAATTGTGACGTAATTTTTTTCTCTTCTTGCATAAATTCTTCTGTCATTTCTGCAACTAACACTGATTTTCTCGCTTCAATCTCATTTGTCAATGCTTGAAGTTGTTGTTGAGCTTGTGGATTCATTGTTGATTGCTGTTGTAACATCATCATCTGTTGCATTTGCTCTCTAAACTCTAATTGAACTTGTTCTTGTGCCATTAAACTAATATGTTCTAAAATATTTTTTTGTATTGCAGCCATAACAGCCGGATTATTTCTTACAATATTAGTTGACATAAAATTTAAGTGAGCAGTTATATGTGCTCTATGATCTTGACCAGGGAAAGCTTGAAAAGGTTTGCCACCTAATGCATTAATGTGTTCTAAACTTGGGTCCATCGGTGCCGTTGGTGCTGGGGGAGGTAGAACTGCATCTACATTTTTAACACCAATTGCATCATACATGTTTCTATAAATTTGATACATGTTATGTAACTGTGGATTTGATGTTGCAATTTGTAATTGTGTTTGTGCAAGTGTAATTCTTTGTGACATAGAAAATATATTAGGATCAGCTACTGGCACGATATCTATTCTGTCATCAAAATCTGTTTGTTTAATATTTCTTTGTCCACCTACAACGTCGTATGGATATTCAGGGGGTAAATATTGTGCAACTACTTTAGATAATAATTTAAATTCTGACTTCATCGCTGCATAACATCTTTTATGTATTGCAGACATAACACGTGAGCCACGTTCAAGAAGTGCGATTGTTGTTCCAACTGCAGCGCCTTGGTTTCCATCACCAACTTGCATATCAGCAATAGCCGCGAATCTTTGACCAGCTGATACTACAACACCTAATAAATTTAATAATGTTGGTGAAGGTTCTTTGTATGGTAATGGAAAAAAAGCATCTCTTAAATTACCACCTGGTGCATCTACATCTTTAAATTCACCTGGTTGTATTGGTGATGCTTCATCTCTAACTCTAACTCCTCTTTGTTTAAATCCTGCAGGTAAGTTCGATAAAGTACCAGCGTCTAATAATTGACGGAGAGCCGCCGTTGCCGTACGACTCAGTCCGCCAATCATATGAATGAGTCCAAAGCCATAAAATCCTAGTCCTGGCAGAAATTTAAAATGGACAAAGTATTGGATCTTATTTTTCTTTAGATCATTGGGCGCGTAGTTCCTTCTGATAGAAAGAACTTTCCTACTACCTTCTTCAACTGTTACGATGTAAGGTAATTTTATTCCTGTTGGTTCACCATTTGATCCAACATCTTCAAAACCTTCTAAGTCTAGATTAACATGACACTCTAACAAAGTGTATACAGGTTCATTCTTACCTGTTTTTTTTGTGCCTTCTAATTCACGTTCTTTTTTTTCAAGTTCTCCATTTACATCTGTTCCTGGAGGTCCTAACTCTACATCAGTATAGAATCCATTAACTTGTTGTTTTCTTAATTCATTTTCTGAAATTTTTACAACATGAATAATCGCTTCCGCATCATCTAATGAGGTAGCTGTGTACGGAACGATTAATTCATCTGCTGGTACAAACTTAGATACTACTCTAGCCATAGGCACATCATAGTAAACTTTTTTAAATGTTGATCCAGCTAATGGTAAATGAAATAACATAGAATCAAACTCTGATTCATATTCTTTCATTTGATCCATAATTAAATAATTCATGTATTCTTTTACGCGTTCAGATTGTTGTTCTGTTCCAATATTTTTAAGACCAATGATTTGTGTTCTCACTGGTCCATCTGCAGGTAATAATTCTTTGTATGCTTGAGCTTGAAACTGTGTTACTGCTTCTGCAAGAACTGGGTGTGTTGCACCACTAGCTCCTTGAAAAGGTTCTGTTCTATTTTCATATTTAAATCCTAAAAGATCTAACCCACTTGTGTAAGAGCTTTCCCAATCTTTTCTAGAAGATTTGTAATCCATATAATTTTGAACCATTTCATTTCCAATTGGTTCTAAATTTTCTTCCGGTAAAATATCTGCTAAATTATCAAAATGTGATTCTGTTCCAGGTGTGTTTATAGCTCCTGGATTAAAGTCTAAAGTTGCACCACCATCTTCCTCTGGTATGACCTCTACAGGGCCTTTTTGTTCTTCTGGTTCCTGAACATTAACTTCTTCTGCCATCTCTTCATCTGAAGGGATGTCAATTTTAGTTCTAGTATTCGGGAGTCCTTTATCTATATCTGCCATTTAATACTCCTATATTTTCATACCACGTTTCATTAATGATAGCAACCCTTGTGAGTTTGGTCCTTTTTCTGGTGGTGGACCTGACTTAATTCCTGCTAAACCACCGCTTGCTAAATTCTCTTTTAAAAATTTTGGTGCATATTGATTAAATTTCATTTTACCTCCATAGATTCTTTTATATCTTTTAAAAGATCTATGTAGATCTGATTCTATATCTTTTAGATATTGTCTATGACTTGGTTTATCATAACCACCCGTGCCGCTCGCAAAACCTGCACGGCCACCTTTTGCTGCCATAAAAGGATCGCTTAGATCAAATTGAGTAGTTCTATTTTGTTTTCTAATATTATACTGTCTATCTAATTCTTTTTCTGCATCTTGACTTTTCTTTATGTTTTCTAAAAAAGCTTTCTGTGGATCGCCTGTATCTAAAAAAGATTGTAAAGCAGTTTCAAATTGTTCTTCTGTCTTTTCAAACTTTGGCTTGCTTCTTAATTTTTGACCTCTAGTTCCTTTTTGTAATCTTTCTAAATTTGTTAATCTATCTCCGATGTTTTGTAAATTTTCTGCCTGACCATACTCTGGAAATATTTTTCTTAATTCAGCATCGGTAAGTTTTTGATCTAACAATCCTAGAGATAAAGCATTTTTAAATATATCTTCTCCAGGTCTTCCTCTTGCAAAATCATATGCAGCAAACGGAGCTGCAAACAATCCTTCAAAAGCCAGGGCCCCTGGACCTAGAACATTTTTTAATATTCTTCCACCTTGAACAGTTTTAGTGATAGCTTTAACGTTTGCCTTATCACCAGGCGTTAATTTTTTTATGTCTGTTGTTTGTAGTTTGTCCAAACCTCTTGCAGCACACGCATTTAAATTTTGTCCTTCAAAAAATCCAATACGACCACCCATAGCTTTACCAGGACAGCCAATGGCTGCAAGTTTTTGAAGATTATTTTTTCCAAAATCTAATAATGCTTTTCCTTTTTCAGAACCAATTGCTGTTCCTTTTAATTGTGTTCCTGCTTCTGTTGGTGCAATCGCAATACTGGGGTCAGGTAATTTTTCTTTAATCATTAATCCACTAGAATCTAAACCTGTTGCTCTGACATTTAATCTGGCTTTTGTTTTTGCAAATTCAGGAAATTGTTTTCTTAATGCCCTATCTTTTTTTTGAAGTTCTGCAATCTTAGCACGTTTCTCTTCTATAGATAATTTTTTATTATTTTGAGTTTCATAAACTTGTTGAGATATCTCAACTATTTTTTTCTCAAAAGGAAAATATTGTTTTAAATTTATTTCTGCTGGTAGGTACCCTAAATTTTTTAAACTATCTAATTCAGATAAAGATAAGTGAGATAACTGATAGCCACCTTTACCAGATAATTTTTTTAAAATAGTAGGATTAGATTTTGCTAATTCTCTAGCTCTTCGATCGTAATAAGCTTGCGTTACAGGAACTATTCTTTTTTTACCAGCTCCTTTAATTTTTAATTTATCTTTATATTTTTCGTATTCTTTTCTAGTAATAATTTCCTTACCAGAAAACTCACTTCTACCTGTTAAGTCTTTTGGATTTTGATCAAATAATTTACCATCTATCTCTATCTGTGGTGCGTTATCGATTGCTTTTTGAACATCCTCTAAACTACGCATAGGTGCGTATTGATTTTTACCAGGTGTTTGACTGTAAAAAGTTCCAAATCTATTTGATGTTTTATATATGTGTCCAGTTTTTTCGTTGTATATAGGACTAGTAGCTGACGACCTGTTTATACCTTTTATCTTTTTTTTAAAACCATCAATTATATTTGTAACTGTTCTTCCTTTATATTCTTTTTTTCCAGCTATTTTTTCAAAAGAAGTTCCATAATCTTTTTTAAATGCATCTTCGATTATTTTTTTTCCATAAGTTTTTTTAAGGTCATCGTATGCTTTTAATCTTCTTTCTAAATTCATTTTATTAAAACCATCTTTTTTGTATCCCTGCCTCGTGCCACCAAAACCTGGTTGCACTAACATACCACCACCGGCCATTGGGTTACGTTTCATGAATGAATTGATTGCATCTATTTCTATAACATCTTGTCTAGGATCTGGATTAACCAGGTCAGATGCAAAAGTTATATTACCACCTAAAAATTCTCTTTTTTTATTTCTACCTGTTCGTAGATATTCGTTTAATTGTTTTATTTCTTTAGGACCGAACTTCATTATTCTCCTAACATATAACCGATACCACCGCCTGCTTTTTTAACTCTTTTTTCAATAACTTCTATGATGTCGTCATCAATTCCGCCAGTTTCATCCATTCTTCCAGGTTTGTAATAAATCTCTTTGCCATCTTTTTTAATTATGTAACTGCCCTCTGCAATATCTTCTTCAACTTCTACTTTTCCTAATTTCTTTTTAGTCACCATTTCTTTTACTCTTCTGCCTGTTACAGAAAGTAATTTACCTGCTGACATAACTGTTTCTACAAGTTTAGCTAATGCTGGTCCTGATATCTCTGCAGCTTTTGCAACAACGGGCGCTGCCATCTTAACACCCTTACCAATTCCAAATGGTAACAAGGATGCAAGTCCTGCAGCTGCTTTCATAAAAGTTCTTCTTCTAGGATCTTTTGGTCCGTCTTTGTAACCGATACGTCCGCCGTCTGCAAATAATCCAGATTGCGAAAGTAGATTTAAGCCCTCCGCTAATCCCATCTCACCATATATAATTCCTTCTAATTGATTTGAAAATTTATTTTTACTACTAAAAGGTTTTAAAGATTTAAAAAAGTTAGCTGTTTTACCTTCTTTGAAAGCTGCACGTCCACCATCTGCTAATGTGATTGATGGTGCGCCGCTGTCTTTTTTACCCATCAAATCCATCATCTCTTCTATTTGAATTATTTCTTCTTCAGACAAATCTTTTAAAGGTTTGCCAAACTCATCCATTGCAATATTTTCCATTACCATATTTCTCTCATCCATAGGATCTGGAGCTGAAACAAATTTATTCATCAGTCTCCTCATCTCTTCTCTTTTACCCATCTCATCCATCATCTCTTCTATTTGAATTATCTCATCTTCGGACAAATCTTTTAAAGGTTTACCAAAATTATCCCTTGCAATATTTTCCATCATTTCATTTCTTGAATCTTCTAAACTTGGTGCTGAAGAAAATTTATTCATCAGTCTCATCATCTCTTCTCTAAATTCTTCTAGCTCATCTGGTGTCAAATCTTTGTAAGGTTTGTTAAACATTCTAAAAGAATGTTCATCTTCTTCACCATCTCTGTAAAAAGGATCATCTACTGATGCCATCTGCATGATACCTTCACCTTCTTTTAAACCAATACGACCACCCATTGCTTTTTTCTCTGGGTCAGGTTTTTTATTTTTTACTTCTTTAATATTTTTACCCATCTGACTTTGCATTCTATTAAAGATGTTATCAAAGATTCCTTTTTGACCAACTTGAACTCCACCCATAATACCTTTTGATGTATCAATAGGTCTGCCTCCCATGTCGACAACTTTATTCATGTCCTTGAATCTTTGCATCGCCTCTTGTTTGATTTTGATAAGATCAAGTCCTTTAGGTTCTGTCCTTTTAATTTTTTGATAACCTTTAACCAGTTGGTTAAATATCTGTGCAAGTGTCATTCCAAATTTTACTGCCATTAGTAATAATTCCTTTTTTGTTTCTCGACTTTATCGTCGATGTAGTCTTCAGGGTGTCCGATCAGACCGCCCTGTCTAAATCGCATGATAGCCTGTGTTGTTGAATCGACCAAGTCATCATGATCACCGTAAGGAAACGCAGCGCATTCTTCAATAACGTCATCTGCAAATTTCTGCTCAGGTGCGTATATCATACCAGATTCAAACAAAGGTGCAACCGCATTTACACGGGCATGCTTGTCGTTACCTTTTGAAGGTGTAAAGTTTACAACCGGTATATCCATTTGCCTAAGCTCGTATGTTAGAGGTAATCCTGATGCTTTAGCCTCAACTATAACAGATTCAGGTTGCCAATATGTATATTGTTCAAGGGCCATGCGCCTTAGCTCAGGGAACTCGTATCTACCTTTGATAGCATCTAATAATATTAAACAGGCTGGACTATCTTCTGATGGATAGAATATACCCCATGTAGTAATAGCCGAGTAGTCTGCTGTTTCCTTTTTTAAAAATGCTGTATCATAACTTTGTATAACGTGATGTAGTTGTGGAATATCATTACCGGTATACTTCATCCACCACTCTCGTTTTAATATTGCTCCTTCTTCTGCTGTAGGATTCTGCATCCACTGTGCATTCCATTTGCCCGTGGGCAGTGTTGCTTGGACCTTCTCTAACTCATCTAACTTCCAATACTCAGGCCAAACAGGTTGAGCGTTTTTTGATCCATGGTCCATGATTGCTGGAAACTCGACCACGTGCCACTGATCAGCTTTCGCTTCTTTTTGATTCTGTATCAACTTACCAGTCAAATCTTTATTTGACCATCTAGTCATAACTAAAATAATTTTACCACCAGGTTGTAAACGCTGACGTGGACCTGACGTGTACCACTCGTAAGCAGACTCTAACGCCGTAGGCGATAGTGCATCTTGCTCTGAATGTGGGTCATCGATAATTAATAAGTCGGCACCCCGTCCGGTGATGGCACCGCCGACACCTGCTGCAAAGTATTCACCACCTTGTGCCGTTTCCCACCTACCAGCGGCTTTACTATCTTCTTGTAATCTTGTTTTAAAAATTTTTGTGTAATCGTCAGAGTCAATTAGATTTTTTGCTTTACGACCAAACCTTACAGCTAACTCTCCTGTGTGTGTTGCTTGAATGATCTTGAGTTTTGGATCACGGCCCACCATCCATGCTGGCAAAAGATAACTTGCAAACTCAGACTTTGTGTGTCTTGGTGGCATGTTAACTATTAAGCGAGTTATTTCACCGGTAGCTAGTTTATTAAATTTATCTGCAATGTGCCTGTGATGGGAGCCCTCTATAAAATCGGGCCACATACATTTAACAAAAGAAAGAAAATCATCTTTAGCTTTGTTCTGTATCTTTTTTTCAGCGTGCATTACTTGCAGCTGTTTAAATTTTCTACGTACGTCTGCAGGTAGTTTACTTATATCTATATTATTCAATTCCATAAAAATTTTTTAAAAAATTTTTTGCACTATGTTTAAAGTGTTCAACATGTTTTTACCAGGTATAACTGTCTAAATCAAGCAATACAACCTGTACGTGTGGGACCCCTTTGTATATAAGGGTGGATAGGGTCTTGTTTACTTTCTATGTTTGGGATTGGTTCGGGACCCCTGGCGCAATCTCTTCTGCATATATAATGTCATGCGCCAGGGGGAAAGGTAGGGTGTTAATCTAGCAACACCATATATGCTTCGGCATTGTTTTTTCTAAACCAATTAAGATCGGCTCGTACCTTATCCCATAGTTTAGATCCACCTTGCCCAAGTTCTTTGTCCTCTAACGTTGCGCCTATTTCGTTAAAGAATATTCTGTCATGAATAATAGATTCTTTTTGAGTGAGCATAAAAGATTGTCCACTGAATCTATTCTTACGTTCGTAAGATCTTTCGTTTGTGTTTCCTTTTGTTTCTGTTGTCATATATCCTTTCTTGTTATAGGATTATCCTAGTCGATTTGTCTGGTTTCGTCAACCTCTATTTTAGTATTAATTTGTCTACCCCAATATGGATTATCAACTGTTTCTTTACTTACATTGACAGGCGTTTCAAGGCACTCGGTCCTTGGTGCAATGGCTACTATTTGATCTACATATTTATTAGCAAATTCATTGTAACAACTATTACTGCAAAACTTAGAATAGAAACTATCTTTATTCCATTGATTAAGTGTAACCTTACGCGTTCTTAAAACCTTAGAACCCTTAACACCTCTAATTCTATCCTGTGTATGAGATTTATGACAACTCGGACCATGACACCAATTAAAGTCGCTCATTTTATATCCCCCCTTAACCATGCATAATATAAAGTTAAATTATAATATTTTTTAATTCTCATTAATGCCTCACTTTCCAAGTTGTAGTTGCTGTTCTATAACCATGACTATCTAAGTCATAATAAACATAATAAGGCACACCTTGTTTTGAAGTACCATATCTGCTTTTTTCGTCATGCTTACCTTTTCTTGTTATGTGTTTTTTGTGCTTGTTAGCCCAATAAGTAATGTAGAATGTTTTAGTCATTTATACCTTTCTGTTTAATTAACCCTATCCTATATTAAATAGGATAGGGCGTCAATAGTTAATTTAAACTATTTTGCTGTGCTTGTAGCAGTTGTTTTGCTATCGCTATTTTTTCCTCTCTAGTTTGTTCAACCTCATCAGTTAAAAGATCAGCTAGATTAGTTGGACTATAAATTGATAATGCCAAAGAACTACTTTCATTTAAGACACTTTCATTTAGTACAACACCGAGTTTGTCAGCTAACTCTTTTGCTTGGTCAAAATATCTATAAGATTTTAAACCAAGTTTTAGTTTTTCCATTTTTTTATTTACATGGTCAAACAGTTGCTCATGGGTTTTTTCAACATTGTTTTTTGCACTTTGAAAAGAAACAAACCATTTATAAGTTTCCTCATCTGCTTTAAACATACGAGAATGACAATAACTTGTTCCAATAACCCAAAGTTTGAAATCATTTTCCCAAGTATCTTTGTAATAAGATTGTCCTGTTGCGTCATTACGAGAACCAAAACCAAAATATTTATTAATGCTACTTTCAGTATTATAATAAGTTGGATTTCGTTTTCCATAATCTTCGCCAAGTCTAGCAGTAAAATCTGCGTCAAGACCTTTTGCTCTTAACTCATCACGATAATAAGAAGTTAAAAAATCTCTATCAGCGTCAAACTTAACATGAACATCATCAAAGTATTCTTTTGGATTACCATCATAATCTTCTTCTATTCTTGGCTTTTCGTTTTGAACATGGAAACAATTATCATGGTACAATTCCCCACCTGATCTATCATATTTTTTTATCATTGATCTAATTGTGTCTACATCTTCTTGAGGTTGATGAAACCTTACAAGTTTTTCTATTTTAGTTTTTGCTTGTTCTCGCATTTGGTTGTAAGTTTCTATTGCCTCACTATGTTGTTTTTTATATTTTGAATTATCTTCAAAATGTTGCTGAAAAATATCAGCTATAACTTTACGCTTATCAGCGTTAAGTGTTTGTCTTTTTTGTTTTTCCATATTTATATTTCCTTTCATAAAAATTAATTTACACTATTGACTTTTATTGTCAAGGGATTATATAGGATATGTTAGCCTCATTTGTAGATTTATCGCTACTCAAAACTATAAATCT